CCACTAAAGGGTTTAAATAGAACATTATTTCTATACATTAATATAGTATAGAAATAATGTTCTATTTAAACCCTTTAGTGGAACTACGTGTTCCGCTTCGCTTACGCCCTTAGACTTATGCTTTTGAATCAGCATTCTTTTTTGTTTTTCTTTTTTGGGCACCTTCTTCGTCTGCAGCTTTTTTAGTTGTCTTCTTTTTCTTTGATGGTTCTTCAACATTTATTTCTGGTATCACTATTTCGACTGCTTTTTTGCAACGCGCTTCTTTTTTTCTTCTATAGGAACTACTTTTGGTTCTTCTAACGGTTCATTTGTTACAAAGACTGCCTCTTCTTCTTGAACAATAATAGGTTCTTCCTCTTGAATGACAATTGGTTTTGCTTTCTTCGTCTCTCTTTTCTTTTTTTCAACACCTTCTTGTTCTACTACTTCTTTCACTTTCTTAGTAACTCTTTTTTTCTTAGTTGGTTCTTCAATAATTAATTTAATTGGTTCTTCTTCTGTTTGTTGTGGTTGTTGTAATGCCTCTAATGGCTCTTCATTAGAGGAAGTCAACACTAATTTACTCTGCAATGGTTTCACTTCCATTGGACCAATTTCTTCATTTAACTCGGACAATTCTTCTTTGCTCATTAAAATTGTTTCTGCTTCAACTGGATTTACAAATGAATTGTAAACTGTTTCTGCATTTACATCATTTGTTTTCTTAAAGACAAAGTACCGATTCAAGAACGAAATGAATTTTTCGGGTTCAGACATTTGAAGTGCATCTGCGTATTCTTGATTGGCACTATTTCTCATTGCAGTAAAGAGTGTATAAAACATTCCTTCTGATTGGGCCATTGGCAAATTCAACTGTTTGCATTCTTGTTTGGCTAATAATTCAAATCCATACAAATTTGCGATTTTCACTAAATACCGGAAATTCACCAAATATTCTGGCAAATACTGATTAATTGAATCTTGGTACACCAATATCTTTTTCCCAAGACACATTTCATTATCTACAAATTCTTCTGAATCATATTGTTTAATAATCTCGCAAATTAGTTGTTGATTGTCATATACACGTAATCCCTCATCATAATTATATCTACTCAGTTCATGCAACAACATTTGTCCATCATAGCATGTACCAATAAAGTATCCATTCATTGCTGTACATTCAGATACATTTCGCATAAATCCATGAAGTGTTTCTACACTTTTGAAGAAATAATGCAACGCAAATTGGCAAGAAGACACATTGAATCCCTTTGTACCTAAACCGTAAGCGTCATATATTCCCATATGAGTTTTGAATCGATCTTTTTCTGATTGACCAAAGACTGATTTAATAACTTCTTTATACATATCATCTTCTACGGCAGAACCGTTTCGGATATTTTTAGAACAATCTCCGTTTACAAATAATGCGCTTGGCATCTGTATAAATTTCTTGGAATAATTTAAATAACGAGCATATGCGCCGTCTTTTCTGTTTTCGATATTGTCTTTTGAATAATCAATTCCAAGTACAAATGATAATTTTTGACCAATCCATTTTGGCAAATCCCCTCCTTTTCCACATCCATAATCAATCAAAGTGTTGCCTTCACGTGTCACACATCCAATGAGGATTTTTTTCACAAAGATGTTATGAAAATTTCGAAGATGTTCTGTTTGCGATTTCTTTGAAGAATTATTATAATATATATCACTAGATGTTTCATCCCCTTTTGGTGGTTCTAATCCAGATATCATTTCACGTGTAATTGGGTGATGAATAGAATGCCAATTTGAGTTTGCAGTATGGTATGCATTTCCAAATACATTATTGAATTGTCTATATTTTGCAGTCTTATCATGTCGGACGCGAATTGGAATCCAACACTGTTGAATAGGAGTACCGTTGTCATAGCCTTGTTTATTAAACTTAAACTCCACAATGGTATTGTCCTCAATAATTTCCATATCTTCTGTCATCGCTGTTAGATCTTTTCCATCCGATTTTAGTGTAAGATGACAAACACCAGCAGAATAGTTTGACGGATTTGTAGGAGCAAATTGAACCGGTTTATATTTTTTCTCATCAGCCATATCTTGTTCACCCTTTTCACGCAACTTGTCAACTACATCAATAACTGGATTTAAATATCCATGATCTTTTTCACTGTATCCACACTGTAAAATGAGCGTTTTGTAAAATGTTGTTATTTGATCTACAAATCGTGGTGACACTACATCGTTGTTTGCACTGTCTTTCTGTGTAGCAATCAAGAAGTCAATTGTATTGTATTCAGATGGTTTCCACTTGAATGAATTCGTCCAAGTTGTTAGTCTAAGAGGACCCGCAGAATCTTGACTATTTGCACCAACACCGTATGTTTTATGAGTGAATATTAGTCCATCTACATTGTATTCGTATCCAGAAGATTCATTTAAAATAGTTCGACAATCATTAAACATATTGTTAGAACTAATGAATGTTTTCACAACAATAGAAACATGAGATGACCCAACACCTTGGAATAATTCGGGGACAAGTCCACTCGCAACTAAATTTAAGATTTGGAGTCTGGTTTTCTGTTTTGGATCACTTAACATGAATGGCTGTTTTCGGATATCTTTTCCTTTCAAGAAATATATGTCAAAAGCCGCAAATCGATTAATATATTCGCCCGTTTTGTCTTTGCGAATAAGTTCTCCATCCATAATTGTTTGGAAATATTTGCTTTCTGATGTTTTAGTTCCCGTAAACGTTACTTCCATGTTTGTGTTGATTAAATATATTTTGCCGGATTGAGATACCAATAACATATGACGTTCTCCATCTGCCTTGTCTGTCACACAAAATGCGCCTCGAACAATGGATGGTTCATTTGTATTTGATCCAGGTGGTAAAATGTTGTGCATTTGAAGTGTTACACTTGATGGTCCAATAAAATAACTCGGATTCATTTTGCGTTTTTCTCCCGGATAGAGAATTTCTGCATATTCATCAAGTACTGCTTCTTTTTCTCTATTCGAAATAGGAAAGTTTGTATTTTGAAGCCCACACAAAATATACTTGGAGACTTTGTGAATAAGGGTAGTTAGACTTTGTGGAGTGTCCACATCTTTAGTAATAAATCTGTTTACAAATTCAAATTCGATTTCATAGCTTGGTTCATTTTGGAAGACGCCCGAATCTTCCACATTAAAGAAGTACATTGGTTCACGCTTTCCAGCAGCATTTACTGCGAAACTTGATGTTTTAACAATAGACATATGAATTTCTACTTTATGGTAATCGGGTGATCGAAATACAATCCGATTGATGTATCGAAATGTTTTCTTCATATTTTGCCAGTCATTAAGAATTCCCGTTACAATGTCACTGTTACTTGCATATTTTCGTTCATTCTTGAATGAAAGTGTAAAATTAAAATCAGAAAATTCCACATCGCGTAATGGTTCTCCATTGATATCCATAATAGTTTGTTTTTGGATAAAACGAATATTTTTTCGTTGTTTCCTCACCATTTCTGCATCTAGTTTGTCTGCTCGACAATATTCTTGAATTAATGGCATTCCATTCAACTCTACTCGAATAGACGAGTCTCTTACCCCAACATCTGATTTATATTGAGTACGAATATCTAATCTAGATTTATTATTCATAGTCTCACTAATAAATCCTCTGCGTTGGAGTTCTTGTATCACGTTATCGTAGTCAATTTTGGATATTTTTTTAAAGTCACGACGAGTTCCAAATCTAGCTTCAAATTCTGGTATATTCCCTGGTTCTTCCTTGTTATTGGTTAAATAATAACGCAATAATGTATTTAATTGTTCGTTAATGTTTTTTGATTCCATTGGTATATATAAGTCATATATTTTTATATTAAACATTAATCAATTTTATTTACACGTTCGAGGATTAAATCGTATATGTTCTGCTTTTTCTTGCATTCAACCGGAATAATAATCTTCAATCTAGTACATATATCATGAAGATCGCTTAATTTATACCCACTGATAGATTTTAATGGCAATTTGAAATGGCTCACATCGTAGTTGAGTTTTTTAATATCATTCTGTTCATACTCTAGCTTATATCTATTTCCAGTTTGATGCAAAACATATATTGCGTTAGTGGATGTATTTCCGATTATGTCTGAATATAATTGATTTTTAAATATTACTGCATTTAACTGTTCTAAAGCACATAATGCCATAAAAGTTGGTACATCAATCTGCTTGTCAATCGATAAAGATGCTTCAATGTCACATAATTTACGAATGCGATGTGCTTTAAAAATAGCTTTATTTGACCGCATTAATTCAATATATCGAAATTTTTCTGTTTTTTCTTTTACAAAAGAAGCGGGCTCTTGTTCATAAGCAGAAATTCCATTTTTCATGACATAAAAACACCAAAACAAAGAATCTCCACTTGGAGAAAAAAAGGTATATTTATTGTTAGTTCGAACTGGTATTGGACTTTCTACTGGAACTGAATTTGTAATTTGCAGTTGTGGTTGTGCTTGTACTTGTGTGTTTGATTGATCAATAAATATATTTTTTGCATATGGTTTTGTTTCTTTTATTAATTTCGGAAACATATAATTTTGTAATTCAGATACAATATTATACTTAGGTTTGTTAGTTGCCTCCATTATATTTATTTGTTATTTGTCTTTAACATCTTTCACAAAATATGTGTTTTTAAATGATTCTTTTTGTTTTTCAGTCTGATCTAGCTGTAATTCTTGCGATTTTACATAGTGAATATACATTTTTAATTCTTCAACTAATGATGAACTTAAATCGGACAAATTAATGTGAATTCCATATTTGTTTTCATTTATGGTGACGTCATTGTTTTTTGTTAGAATACGTAAAATTTCAACTTGGTTAAACTTTGGCATTAATTCAATTGTATCTCGCATTAATTGCAATTCATTGCATGCAATACTAACTTCCTCGTGTGATTTATATTCCATTTACAATTAGATAAATACATGGGAATCCATTTAAATGTGTTTTAATTTTAATATGTAAGGGAACCTTGGTTCCCTTAAGCAATTAATTCCCCAATAATCGCAATTTGAACATCGTTCAACTCAAAACGTTGCCCAATTACTTTCACTCGAACAATGTCTCCTTCGCGTACATTTCCAAATCGTTCATTCGAATAATGATGGTCTCTTGCAATAAACGCAATAATTGGTGAAGGAACTTCTGTTGTTTCACATCGAATACCCGCTTTTGTAATATTTTTTGCAATACATGATATTTCCATGCCTTCAACTGGAAAACATACTTGACACTGAAAGATTACTGTAAACTCTACTTTATTTGCAATCACAAGTCCACTTGATACTTCGTTTATGGTAATTGAATTTGGTTTTATATAGCCTTCCACAGTGCACTTGCCTTCATATTGCTCCCGCAATATTTGTTCCAAAACTTGATTAATGTTGGCCCCTACATTTTTAATATCGACTGATAGTGTTCTAGTCAAAATTTCTTGGTTATATACAACCATTTGTTGTTTTTGATATTTGCTTCTTGCGTTAATTGCCATTATATTAGTATTTATATAATATTATAATGTCTTTAAAATGTAATTCAATTTTTATAAGGCAATGATAACTACGTTCCCTTCATATGAATTATGCATTATGCCCTTAACTGATTAGTTAATAATATTATTTTCCTTTACAAATTGAGAAAACTGTTCTAACAAAATGCTCGCATCTTTAATATGCACACATGTATCTGACATTTCGAAACAAAGAGTTCCATCTGGACGAGTGCAGTATGCATATGGATTGAAAAAATAATATCCGTTTTGTTTTGCAAACTCTTCTAAAAAATAATTCATTTTTGCCGTGTACCGAACACGACTTTCATCTGTTCCAACAAAAGGAAATTCATGTGTAATTGGACCATGAAGAGATTCGTAGTCATTTTGTTTAGTTGGAGGAATCACACTAACAACAATTACTTTGACATTCGGATGAATATTATTTTTCATGGTTTTAAAATAATTATATACCAAGTAATAGATAACATGATCCTCATTGTGTCCGATATTAATTTGTCTTTGTATATGACATCTACAATCTACTTCCCCATATGCAATTATGACAATGTCTTTTTCAGAAACCTCTGCTGGGTTGTAATTAATAATCATATTATCTCTTCCAATTCGGAACATAGTAACGGATGATTGATGATAATTTTTAAATGGGTATGATAAATGTTGAAATGCTTTATTTGCATGACTATCTCCGTATAAATATATCATTATATCTAAAACATATAATTATATATCTTATTATACGCATCTGTTTACACCTAAGCATCAATTGAAAACAATTTGGACTCTTCATATGTAAAAAACCACTGTTTGTCTGGCCGTTCTATATTATATTGGCGCATTAAAAATTCTCCCATAATGCATAATGTAGTTTGACTAATTGATTTCACATTGTCAGAGTCAAATTTATTTTCTCCAATAATTGCATTGATTTGTTTGTATGTTTTTAATTTGCCCGCATTAACACATTTTGCACCAGAATTTCGCTTCTTGGAAACATCTTTTGTTTTAAATGAAAGGCCTTCTTCGTCGTAATCAATAAAGCCAATAATATCATTCATCGGCAAATTTATACGTTTGTTTTTAATTGCGTCTAATGCAGTTTGAATAATATATTGTTCAGTACTCAACTCCCATTCAAGTGTTTTATCATTTAACACATATATTTTTTGTACATTCTTATCGTATAAAAGAATAAAAGACATTCCTCGTACTGTTTTTATTTTAGTTGTTAGGTGTTTATGAACAAGACCTTCAAATGTGTTATTGATTCCAATGTTGTTTTGAGTAAAATAATTAAATAGATCTATTATCTTTTTGGTCTCTAAATAATCTACCAAATATTCTATTAACAAATGAATAATATTTTCAGATGAAATTAGTTCATGTCTTGCCAACAAATGAATGGCCGATCCACATATCTTTGTCCATTCTTTTTCACCACGAATAGCCTTTTCTTTGGCAGCTTCAATAACAGCATCATACAATTCTTTCAATTCATACAATGTTTTATGTCCATCTTCATTTTTGCGAACTTCTTTTACATTCTCTTGTTGAGTTACCACATTTTTGATAGTAATTATGTTTGGCTTATTTTGAATTGGAACAGTACGTTCAAATGTAGTGATATTCTCATTTTCTATTTCAATCGGCTGGAATAAATAATAATTACTAACATTGACTAATGTTCCTTGGCGTTTATATTTATCATAAATAGGAAGCTTGTTTTCAATCATATTTGTTAGTGCCATGTATATTTGTTCAATTGCAAATTTTCCCATTCTATTTATTTCTAATATAAGTGTTTCCGATGTATAGAAATGTTTTTCCTCCATTAGTGCTTTAACTGCATCAATAATATAATTAGATGCTTCGTTTGCAAATTTTGTGTTGTATGTCTCGTTTTGAATATTTTCTGGTTCAAACTGAGATGGTTCTAGGCATTTATCATAGTCACATTGTATTGTGTAGTCTTTATCACCTACTTGGAATTCTTCAATTGTTTCTCCACTTGACAGTTCGAGTTTAATCTTTTCTGGAAAATTGTCTTCTGTAAAATTCAATTGTTCTTCATTTAATATGCAGTCGACTGCATTTTCTTTTAACAATCGACTAATTTGACCAATTTGTTTCGCCTTTGATTCTGCAAATCGATAAACATATTCATCCGCCATTTCTAACATAGGATAATCCGGAATAACAGTAGAATGCATATAAATCTCCACATTTCGTTGTTCAAAAGGCAAGTCTTTATGGCTGCCATTACGAACACCCCGTCCAATAATTTGCTCGATTCTGCTCATATTATACCATGGTTCCATGATATGTATTTGACGGATATATTTCAAATCAATACCTTCTGAACCAGATTTGGAAATGAGAATGACTTTAATTGTCTCTCCGTTTTTGTTAGAGATGTTAGTAAGTGCATTTACAATCTCTTTTGAATTAGATGTGTCACCAGTAATCATGGCATAAGTACCTTTTTTAGATGCGCGAATTGGTGGCTCAAACAAGGAACTAGTAAAATGTTTGTATCCAAGTTCTTCTAATGCAAGTGCCATAGGAATCAATCCTCCATCAATGTATTGAGAATACACTAACACAATTCCACTTGATGACAAAATATGATTGCATATTTGATATATTTTTGAACTATAGTCTGCAATATTTTCTAATTTGAAAAATCCATCGTAACTTTGTCTATAAGTGTATTTACCATTTGAAAAGGTGACAACCCGTTCTAACCCTTTTGTTCCAGTAATATTCTCAGAAGAACCGCCACTCTGAGAATTGGGTCTACTTGATAAACTACTTGTTTCTTCTTGGTCTGAATCAGTTACTTCTCTCATAGATAAAGAGGTAGATTCAGAAGAAGACTTGTTTTTATAAAATTCTAACAAATCAATATCCTTTTTATATTTTCCTCCCGGATAGACAATATTCAATGCTTGAATTGGAATTTGTAACATAGTAAAACTGATGGCTTCTAATTCAGAAAAATGGGGCATATTATGAATTGTTCCATCATCATGTTCAATCGTTATTTTTGCTTGTTTCAAATTATCCATAATCATAGAATACCCTTTTAATTGTTCTTTTCCGATTGCACTAACATATAAATCTAATTCGGTTGGATGTTTTATTTTTCGACCATTCATTTGCAAATTCACTTGAGAGATATAAGGAGAATGAGATGGAATGTCTTTTGGAAAAATACGAAAAGGAAATGTATATGGATTTTCACCACGAACATAAGATACATATCCTCTCATTTTTCGAACTAACAAATCTTTGCCTTGTTCTGTTAGTTCACCTTCTTCATTAAATACCTTTTTCAGTTTGATTGTTGGACGGCGGTCATTTATATTTAGTAAATTAAGAAGCCAAATAATTTCAGTGCAATTGTTATACATTGGAGTTGCAGTTAAAAGTAATAACCGCATTCTTTCTGCAGTGCTAATCACAAGCAATAGTTTGTCTGCCACTATTTTGTTTTTAGAATCTTCGATACTAACACGTATATTATGCATTTCATCAATTACTAACAAACGGTCGTTAAACTCATTTCTCAATTTTTTACGAATTTCATTTTTGTTAGTTGAATCGCCAACAATAGATTGAACATAGTTTGCAAACTCGATGTATCCCATAAAAACATAATAAGATCGAATCAAACTTTTTACTTGAGTAATCACTTGTTCTTTTTTAAGACCCTTCACATTTGTAGGATTAATTTCTTCTATTAATTTGTTCCCTATGCATGATGAAATCGTCCATAACCCGTCTTTTTCCTTTAAGTTATTTTCATCAAACAATTGTTTTTTAAAGTTGTCAATTACATTTGGTGCAGCCACAATAATGTTTTTGCGGATTAACCCAGTTTGTTTTAAATAATCACGTGACTCTTCACATACTCCTATAGCTGAACATGTTTTTCCACTTCCAAGACCATGGTATAAAAGTAAGCTGTTATAAGGTGTTTGAAAAGATAAAAAGTTTTTGACAAAGGCTTGATGTGGTTGGAGAACACGAAAATTGCTCTTAATTAATTCATCTGAATGTTCCTTAACATCTTCAAAGATCTCTCCATCGTATCGAGTGTCGTTAAATTCTTTTTTACTAGTAATTTTCTCACTGAAATTAGGATCTGTTAGTGTTGGATACAACAATGGACTTGTATTATTGTCTGACATTTCAAGTTCTTCTTTTTCAAGAGCAATGTTGTTGCATTTGTTAGAATACATGTTATCTGGATTGTCACAATTGTGTGCAATATATTTTTTTTGAAGTTTCTTCAACGTTTTTCTATTGTGACGATCTGCTTTACTCTTGTGCTCTGCTTTATTTTTGTGTGTTTCTTTCTTCATTCCTAATTAATATAGACTAACATATTATTTTATCATTAAATTGGTAATCAAATTATGTACACTTGAAATAATGAATTTCTTTTCTAAACTATAAGGACGTATTCGAGATAAACATTGATCTAATGTAAGCCACTCTGTTTTGCTCACTTCAGATGTTTGATGATTTGGCATTTGTTTGTAATCTGGATTAGGCATTAAGGCTAAAAAATATTTGTGTTTATAAGATTTATTATTAGAACCAATAAATATTTCCTCATATGGTATGACGTTTTCGATAATAGAAATGTCTGCACGACTATATCCAGTTTCTTCTTCAAATTCTCTTAGAGCACAATCTAAGTCTTTTTCATGATAATTTCGGCGTCCTTTAGGAAATTCCCATTCACTTTCAATCCAATTTGTCTTACTATTTTTTATTATATTTTGAAGTTGAATCACATTTTCTTCATTTGTTAGTAGTTCAAACTTCTTGGATGACAATGTTTCATCATTCTTAGAATGACCACATAATTGTTGCCATAATGTGGGAAAAGGCATGGTCAACAATCTATTTTTTTCTTCATTGGACATTTCATCCACTAATTGTTGAATTTTATCCACATTGTATAATTGATATTTTCCTCGCATGAAATCTATATATCCAAATGTATCTTTACGTCGGATCATTAAAAACTCAAATGCATCATTTGTTTCATTTTGTCTATAAACAATAATACCATAACTAGTAATAGGCAATCTACACTGATGAAAATAATGACCTAATTTATTGCAATTATTGCATAAGTTTTGTTTGTTCATAATACAAAAGATAAGTAGATATATTTATATTTTTATATTAATATCTACATATGGAATTAGATCCAAGTGTGTGGGGACCGCACTATTGGTTTGTGCTTCATTCCATTGCATTAAACTATCCAGATCGACCAAACGACGTAATTAAAAAGAAATATTATGATTTAGTTCAGAATTTTCCGCTATTATTGCCACATAAACAATGTCGTGAAAATTTTACAGACATTCTAAATGCTTATCCAGTTTCTCCATATTTAGATTCAAAAAAGGCCTTTGTCCAGTGGACCCACTTTGTCCACAATAAGATGAATGAAATACTTGGAAAACCAAAAATATCCTTATCTCATTTTTATGATCGTTATTATGATGAATACAAGCCAAAACCCTTGAAACACTATGAATTTATTTATTGGCGTAAAAAGTTAATATATGTTAGCATGCTTGTTCTTTTAGTAAGTATTATTATTTATCTAACATATTATATATGAGAACGGATGTAAAAGGCCCAACTAAAAAAAGGGTTTCCTTGAATGGTGGAAAAACAATTGGTTCTGGCGGGTTTGGATGTGTGTTTCGTCCCGCTTTGAAATGTAAAGGAAAATCAAGAACAAAAAAGAGAATGGTTTCTAAGTTAATGGAAAGCAAATATGCCAAAATTGAGTATGATGAAATTATGAAATTCAAAACAATACTAAAGACAATCCCAAATTACAAAAAATACTTTTTGTTAGATGATATTACCATATGTGATCCAGACAAATTAACACCTTCTGATTTGTACAAATTCAATTCAAAGTGTCATGCATTAGAAGATTCATTTTATGAAAATACAATTAATTCCAATCTGGACAAATTAAAAGTTCTTACTATCCCAGATGGTGGAGTCGACTTGAGAACGTATATTAAAAAATCGAGTTATACAGATTTTCCAAAAATCAATAATAAATTAATAGATTTGTTAGTAAATGGAGTTATAAAAATGAACAAAAAGAATGTATTGCATGCGGATTTGAAAGATTCCAATATTTTAATGGATGATAAATGCGCGACCATTATTGATTGGGGATTATCTGCCACGTGTGAATCGACTAACATCCCAGAAAGACTTCAAAACCGGTCTATTTATTATAATTTGCCATTTACAACTGTTTTGTTCAATCATTTATTCGAAGACATGTATATTCAATTCTTGAAAGAAAATGAAGAGCCTTCCTACCAAACAACCCGCGCGTTTGTAGAAAAATATATTGAGGAATGGTTGGATTATCGTGGAGATGGACACTACAATTTAATTAAGAGATTAATTAAGTGTCTGTTTGTTGGAACTAATTTATTTTCTGTAAGTGACAATATTGGAATTGATTTTATTGCCAATTATTTAACGGTGGTTATTATGAAATTCACAAAAGATGGAAAAATGGGTTTAAAGAAATATTTTAATGACGTGTATCGTCATATTATAGATATATGGGGATTCTTGACTATATATTTAAACCTACTAGAGACGCTGGCAGATAATTATTCTAATCTAACAAATTGTGAGATCGAATTATATGATCATTTGAAGAAAATAGTATTAACCCACATGTACGAACCACGAACTGAACCTAACAATATTAATAAAATTGTGGAGGACTTAAAAGCACTCAATCCTCTTTTTTACAAGTGTGGAAATAATTATTCAATTGGATTTAGTAAATACTCAAAAACACCATCAACTTCTTCTAGCGAAGATCTTCCAATTAAGTTGTCTAAATCGAAAACTAGAAAAATAGTAAAACAGATTATTCACTCAAATAAAATAAAATAATCTTTTCAAAAAGGTTCCCCATAAAATTCCCAATATAAAGGAGGGGTCTGAGGGGCAAAAGCTTCGCTGAATACATTGGTTCCCCATAAAATATTATTATAATGTATGCGAATTGAACTTATAATAATAGCTGTAACTGCTTTTGTTATGTATAATATTTACAATGATGGAAAATATAGCAAGTGGTATTTGACATGGAAAAAAGAAATTCAAATGGGGATTGTTGCAATAATTGGATTATCATTATATTTAGTCGTAAAAAGAAATCCAAACCAATGCAAGCATATATTGCATCATGCAAATAATGTAGTTAAATATATGCCAATTGACAAGTCATCAATGAGTATTATTTCTCCTATATTAGATTTTACAAATTCAGCCTCTTCACCCTTTTTAGACGAAGTGAATCGTGGCATGAATCCAATGATGAATACAAATCCAATGATGGCAGCAACCCCAATGATGAATACAAACCCAATGATGGGTGTCAAAGCAACCAAACGTTCTGTTAGTGAAACAAAGAAGAAATATGTAGCTTCTATGCAAAACTGGAAATGTGGCGAATGTAACAGTCAGTTAAATGCATGGTTTGAGGTAGATCATAAAACACGATTAGAATATGGAGGTAGCAATGAAGTCAGCAATTTAGTGGCTCTTTGTCGAGAATGTCATGGCAAGAAAACCGCAATGGAGAATATGTAAAAATATTGTCGTTTGATAATATAACGATCATGGCAGAACCACCTAATAATGGGTTACAAAAGATGAATGAATCTGGATGGGGGATTTTTGTAATAAATGCAATTGTACTTGGTATTGCAGTTTCTTTATTTCTTACCATCAAATTTGCAGACAAACTAACAAAAGCAACATTGTATTCATATTTTGCATTCACTTTTTTGTTTGCTATTTTGTCTATTGCAACCGTTCTTTCAAAATATTTGAATAAAATGGATATATCATTAGGGTATGTTTTTGGATTTTGTTTAAATGCAATGTTAGGCATGATGGTCATGTTCAGCTTTAATAAAAAAGTGTTTTATGCATTATTATCTACTTTTATTGCGGGTATTTTGGGATTACTATACATACTAACAAATGCTTCAAAAAGCAGTGTTCCTATTTCGACTACAGAAAAGGATGTATTCAATTTATTTGATTTTTTCGTTATTCGTGGATTGGACGATTTTAAAAGTAAATCACAAAATATATTTGATGCCATATTTCCCGGAAAATGGGAAGAATGCTATGGTTTGTGGGCAGTACTATACATAGTGTTAGCAATTGTCAAACTTTTTCTATTGTTTTTACCAAGTCTAGTTGGTTGGATATTAGTAGCTATTATGAATGGTATGTCTGCTTTATTTGGCAAAGTATCAGCAAGTGATGCAACAACAGCAACAACAACTGAAAAAACATGGGTACAACAAAATATACCAGTCTATCTTCAAAAAGCAATGACATACATTCTCGTGTTAGTATTATTCTTTATAGTTGTGATTGTAATGTTTTCATCTCAAAAAGCAATGAGAGCTCAACCATTGAATGTCTTATTAGTTGCATTTGTGTTTGCATTTGCTTATTTGGGATATATTCGATTCTATAAATATGAATATTTTACAAAGAATTTTTTACTAACAATCGTAGCTCTTTTCTTAGTTGGAATTTATTTATACAACCCGTATAACCTTATGGATAAAATGACTGGATTTAATTTTTCGGCCATTTTCTTTATTTTCATTTATTTGGTTGGAATGATTTTGATATATTATTGGTTCAAAGATGAAACAGTTGGTTTAAGTGGTGGATTAAAATCAACTATGATGGCGGACATGTTTGATAGTTATTTTGGAAAATTTGTGGCAATTTTATTTGCACTGACTACGTCGATTGCATTGATTAGTTATTTAGTTTCCGCGATTGGTTCATCTACACCCGGCATGTATATTTTGAACATTTTAATTGTCATTGGTATGTTAACTATTGTCTTTAATGCATTGGATTCCAGCAAACTCATGCGTGACAGTCCATATTTCAAATTATTTGTTAGTATGTTTTTATACATACCTTGTTTATTGTCTGATTTAGCCGATTTACTCATGTCAGAGTACTACAAAATGAAATATTTCACCTTTATTATTGTGGTGTTGGAAATTATTTTTATAATCATGTATTGGGTGATTTACCCCGATGCTGTTTCCAAACTATACAGTGGAGGAGGAAAAGTGTTAGTGAATGATCCCATTTCACTTTCATCAAAAAGAACGATTGGATATTATCGAAGTTTATCTGGACCAACTTTGTTAGATTATAAAACAAACCAAGTAAAAGAGACAGATGTTAGCGGCAACAACTTGTATGGTGCTTTTGATCCTTCTGGAAACATAAATGCAGTTAGCGGCAAACCAATGTTAGATCCGTCTGGCAATCCAATTAAGGACATTGGTGGCAATTACTTTTTCCCAACAAGAGTGAATACTTACCGTTATTGCATGTCTTTTTGGCTATACATTAATCCAATGCCTTCTTACGGCAATCGATTTTTATCTTTAGTTAATTATGGAAACAATCCAAATGTGATGTATAATCCAAGTACAAATGATTTTTCTATTTTCATGAAATCTCCAAGCACTACATTAGAAAAAACATGTGATGAAGATGGTGAAATTATTCCTATTTATACTAACATGGATATGCCTATGCAAAAATGGTTCAATATGGTATTGAATTACGACAGTGGACGTTTAGATGTATTTATGAATGCAGAATTAGTAAAGTCATCATTTGATGTGATTAGCTGCATTAAATATGATGCACTAACAGTTGGACAAGATGCAGTTGGGAATGAATTAGGTCCAAATGCAAAATTATGCAATTTCACTTATTTCAATGCTCCAATTGATTTAATGACAATCCATAGAATGTATAACATAACAAAAATAGAAGATGTTCCAAATGTACCCAAAAAAGATTTATTTAGCATATAATGAACTCTTTTCTTTTTCTATAATATGGAACCAACCACAATCTTTTTATTAGTGTGTGTGATTGTATTAATATATTTGGTATATCATTCGTACACATACAATGCATCTTTATTGATGTCGTCCATTACCCCCGCCAATGTGGAAACAAAGTTGACTCCTCCCATTCCCGCAACTGGAACTTATGCTGGTTCTGATTGCACCTTTTCTATTTGGGTAAATATGAATGACTGGAACAGCATGTATGGATACTACAAGAATATTATCAGTTATGGAAAAACAATCAACATTTGTTTTGGTAAAACAGTTAATGAAGTAATTGTTAGTTTACTAACAAATGGAGACAGAACTGCAAATGCATCTTATGAAGTAAAATCTGTTCTTCACAGTGTTCCTTTCCAAAAATGGGTCCACATGGCTTTTAGTGTTTCTGGAAAAACATTAGACTCATACATGAATGGTAAATTAGTTAACACTCAACTCATTAATGGCACAATGCAAAAACCAAATGCAAATGATGTGATCACCATTGGTGGAAAGAATGCAAAACCAACTGATTCTTGCTCTTCAAGCAATTTAGAAAGTGAATCCAAAATGGGATGTTCTCCATATTCTAACAATGTTAGTTCTCCATCGGATAATACTAATCCCGGCTTTAGCGGTTGGGTAAAACAATTCCAATACTGGCCATCTGGAACAGATCCCCAAACAATTTGGAATATATACCAACAATCGAATGGATCAGATATGTTTGCTAACTTTTTCGGCAATTATGGATTAACAATTGCACTAACAAACAATGGAGTTACACAAAACTCTATCTCTATTTAGGTAGGGGAACCTTAGGTTCCCCTAAGACCCATCCTATATAATATGTTGCTTTTATTGTCACCATTTGAAAATAATTTACAAAATATAAAAATTGTTTTTTATATTTTTTAGCTTGTCGTATATTCTTTAGGTCGTTCGAATAATAATACGTATTTATTTTTATACTCATTGTATATATGGAACAAGAACCTAACTTAATGAATAAAATACAAACTGGAATAAATAATGTAGGCGATACATTGAAGGAAACTGGAACAGCTATCACAAACACGGTTAGCTCAATCGGTGAAAATGTTCAGTCTGCAGTAGATTCAACAAAAAGTGTGTTTGAATCCGCGGTGCCTTCGGCACCAGCCCCTGCAAATGGGTCTTCTTATTCTTTAGGAGACTACACCAATATGTCGTCTGATTTTTTAGAATCAAATAGTTATATTGCACGTGCTGCATTTATTTTGTTAGTTGTATTTGTATTTTTTATTTTACTTCGGTTGGCGACTGGTATCATTAAATATTTTATAGGAAGAACCGCCGAGCCAGTTAAACTGATTGACGGTATGCATGATGGAAGCGTTCGATTAGGTCCTTTAACCCAAGGGTTTGGTAGTGCTTATACTATTCAGCGTTCTAGCAATGAAGAAACTGGTATTGAATTTACTTGGGCAGTTAGTTTGTACATTAAAGATCAAATCGGACCAAAAAAATACCGTCACATATTCAGTAAAGGCAGCGTTCCAACATTTACTGGTGCTGACCAAAGTGTAATCACTACCGTAAACCAAGCCCCCGGTTTATATTTAGATAATTTTTCAAACAGTTTGGAAGTAAAAATGGATACATTCAATAACCAAACGTCTACTATTGTTATTCCATCTATTCCCCATAATAAATGGTTGAATGTTTTAATTCGATGCAAGAACACCATTATTGATGTTTATATCAATGGTCAAATTGCAAAGAGTATGGTTCTTCCTTCCGTTCCAAAACAAAATTATGGCAATGTTTATATTTCAGAAAGCGAAGGATTTACTGGTAACATTTCTAATTTGTGGTATTACAAACATGCCTTGTCTATTAATGAAATCCAGAAATTGTTAGAAGACAGTGTAAATACACAGTTGACAACCAATGAAATGGGGTTGAATGAAAAGAAGACAGATTATTTAGGATTCAAATGGTATCTCAATTAGGGGAACGTAGTTCCCCCTTAAACCCCTCCTTAAATCATAAGATGTAAGCTTCGCTGAATACTTAGGTTCCCCTAAATAATCCAATGTTAGTATATGTCTTGTCTTGGTGAAAATTACAACCCAACTCCACCAAATGTATGGTCCCGTGCAACAACTCCTCAAATTGATATGTCTTATAATGATTTTCTTATGTACCGTAAGATTAGTTCTCTTCGTCATCCACAAAATGCAGAATGCCTAACAAAAAAACAACAATATGCAAAAATTGCAAGTAGTAGTTGGGTAAATCGAAAAACAGTTTGGGCAAATATACCCGCAGTATGCCCAGTTCAAACAAAATGTTTACCTGTATCATTTTCGGGAGTTCCGGGTAAGGGTTATCTTTGTTCCACACAAATTAAGCCAACTTTATTGTATCGAAGAAATACAACTTCGAGTGGAAATACTAGTTTTCCTTTTGGGTATAAATTTGTTTAGGGGAACCAAGGTATTCAGCGAAGCCTCCGCCTTATAATCCTATGCTATAAGGAGGGGTTTTAGGGGAACTACGTTCCCCTATATTGAATTGTAAACTATTTAGACAATATCACCAATACTAACAAATGGGAAGAATTGTTAGTATTGATGTAGGGATTCGAAACTTGTCTCTTTGTTTCTTTGATTCAGAACAAATCCTAAAATGGGATAATATCGATTTAACTGAAAAAGAAACAACTATCTGCGGGACATCTGGGTGCAAAAAGAAGGTAAAGTATACAAAAAACGGACAATGCTGGTGTTTGGCTCACTCAAAAAAGCAGCCATATATAGTCGTTCCAAAAGAGTTGACCAAACCAGCCATCACCAAAACAAAAGTGCCCGGTTTGAAATTGCTTATGACAAAATATGGATTCAAAGAGGAAGATTGTGTTAGTCGACAAAATATGACTAACAAGTTGCAAGAATATGTTGTAGATCATTGTTTTGAGACAAAAATGCAAGTCAATGCAGTCCATTTAAATTTAGTCACAGTTGGCCGCAATATTCAACACAAATTAGATATTTTGTTTGGCGAAGATATTAAAACAATTGATACTGTCATTATTGAAAATCAAATTGGACCATTAGCAGTAAAAATGAAAACAGTACAAGGGATGTTAGCTCAATATTTTATAATGAGAAACAATAATATTCAGATTGAATTTATTAGTTCAACTAACAAATTGAAGGGACTAGTCAATAATGAAGAAGAACTAGACTACAAGGGAAGAAAAAAAGCGGGTGTTCAATGGTGTATATCCAAATTGGCTGGATCGCCATGGTTAGCTTTTTTTCAGTCACATAAAAAGAAAGATGATCTAGCAGATTGCTTCTTACAAGGAATGTGGTACAAAGTGAACCATTAAGGTATTAAATTAAGGTTCCCTTATATATTATAAATTCGTATTACTTAAAAATAAATGTTCTAAGAATGATAATAATGGACAACGATATTATTGAATTATCTGCCACAGACGTATCTGATTGGAACCCTTCTGGACCCAGCAGTAGTTTTGGTTCGGGAATTGAATTGTTAATGAATGACAAAAAAACGCTTTCCAAGAAAAGTAGTAGCGGAATTGAAATTGATGATCTAACAAGTTTAGAAAATGATTTGAACAATCTATCTGAAATGGATGGACCATCTAATCTTTCTAGCACCCCTCTTTTTTCAAATATTACTAGTGAATCAAAACCATCTGTTAAATTCTCTGAAAGCATCAATATTGGAAAGGCAATGGCATCTGAGCCTCTTGCTGATACCAAAACATGGGATGGTTATGGAAAATTCAATAATATTCCAATGAATCCAGATATAAAACCCGAATCATCTACTCCTCAATTGTCCAAAGAAGAAATGTTAAGAGAAAAGCTGAAATATTTACGAAAGTTGGAAGCTCTTGAGAAAAAGGGCGTAGAACTAACAAAAAAATATTCAATGGAATCGTCTTTGTTAGAAATGCAAGGTGAATATGAAATGATTATGGAAGAAAAGGCTCGCCAGAATTCAGTAAAATTTCAAGGAAATATGATGATGGCAGTTATTAATGGTATCGAATTTTTGAACAGCCGATTTGATCCATTTGATATAAAGCTAGACGGTTGGGGTGAACAAATTAATGAAAATATTAGTGACTATGATGAAATCTTTGGTGAACTTCATGACAAGTATAAATCAAAGGCATCTATGGCACCCGAATTGAAGTTACTCTTTCAGCTTGGTGGAAGTGCTATGATGGTTCATATGACTAACACTATGTTTAAATCTGCTATGCCAGGTATGGACGATATTTTTAGACAAAATCCCGATTTAATGAATCAATTTCAAAAAGCGGCAGTGAACTCCATGTCAGACACAAACCCTGGATTTTCTGGATTCATGAATGGATTAATGGGTGATCAACGAGCCGGACCTCCTCCTCCTATTTCTACTCAACGTGCCCAAGCACCTGCACCTAGACAAGGAAATAACAGTTTTGAACCAATGCAAATGGGTCGAAATAATTTCACTGACGATGGAATCAATGTGAATATTAAGGAAACCTCATCTACTCGTCCAGAAATGAAAGGACCTTCTGACATTAGTGACATTTTATCTGGATTAAAAACAAAAACAATTAATATCCATGAAACAAAAGAAACTAATTCTGGATATGACACTAACAACAACAGCACTATTAGTATTTCGGACTTGAAGGAATTACAAGATGGAAGTGGAGTTCCAAAAAGAAGTAAGCGCCGTCAGAAATCGGACAAAAACACAATTAGTCTGGACATCTAAATAACCTTAGGAAAGGGCATTGCATTATTTAATTATTCATTCACAATCTGTATAATTAAATTTTATGATTAAGGAGGAGCAACTTGTTGAAGAACCTCGGGTTCCTTTGCTTTAATTGTTTTTGTTAGTGGCTCGCGTGATTCTTGTTTATTTTTCACTGTTTTAATTGGTCCAACTGGGGTATAAGCTAACATTTTCTTTTTGTAAATTGGTTTATTGTTTTTATCTTTGGGAGAGATAATTTGTTGCCAAATATTGTATATGTCATTGCTTTTCTTTGCACATGCCAATGAAGCATATGCAGATAGAGGAATGTGATCTCCCGGATACAAATATAGTTGAACCGTTATAAAATATTTCCATTTTACTTCTTTTATCACATTGTCCTTTTCTTTTTCCGCATTTTCAGTAAGAAATGCAGTTTCTTCTGTTTGCATTTTCTTTAATTCATCGTCCATTTCTTTCTTCTTTGTTGAATATGTCCTTGTATCTTCATCTAAATCAATATATAATCGTGTTGCACCACCTTTCATTGGTTCTGGTGTTGTTGTTATTGCGCCACTTCCTATTGGTCCTATTTTTGCTAATGCGTCCATGATTGAAGTAAAATTAACAGTCTTAACC